AGGGGACGAAGATCTATATGGAGATACCAAAAAAGGAGAGAGATGCCCATGTATAAAATGATCGTGATCGATGACGAGGATATTGAGAGGGAATGTCTGGCCTCCCTGATCCCCTGGAAGGACTACGGGATCGAAGTGGCGGACACGGCCTGGAACGGCATCGAGGGCCTGGAGAAGATCCAGAACATCATGGAGCTGCTGCCTGGTCGGCGCCGTCGCAACGATACGCGAATACGGAAAGCATGTGATGAACCATAAAAAAAGAGCCGCCTCTAATCCGGTCTTACCAACACCCTGCCCTGACTTAATGCTGACCTTCGGGTGATGCGCCAGATCCCTTGCCGCCTCTGCCTGCCATTTATCCGGTTCAAAAGTAAGAACCTCCCTGAAATAGACAACCGGATCATCCTGCCACATAGGGATGCTTTCATCAAGGAATTCATCCAGCCATGCCATATCACTTGCCATCCTGCTGCCCCCTCTCCTTTTTTAGCCTTTCTGCCCATCCCCGGACAACTTCCATTCCTTCAGAAGAAGAACCGCTCTTGATTTTCTCTGTATTGATCCGGATCTGTTCTATTCTCGCTTTCTGTTCTTCAGTAGCAAGATCCCATCGTTTATGCAGTAATTCATCATACTGCTTGATATCTCCTCTCAAAGAGGTCATGGCCCTTGCTTGGGCGCTCAGGAAGTTCGCCTGCTTATCCCACGCCTGCTGCACTTCCCATCTCTCACCAATGACGTTACCATCTTTCTCTTCCACCTTTTCGATTGTTTTGTCATCCCTGTCCCGCACATACATGATCTGCTGCGCCCGGATGATGCCGGCATAGGAAATCTGAATCTGATTCCAGAGGATATCCAGCGGGTCTGTCGGCATTTCTTCAATAATGGAAACGGTTTCTTCTGGAAGATACTTCGAGAAGAAACCGTATTTTTCTGCATTCTTATTTCCTTTCGGGGCACCGTGGCCGGCAGCATTTTTATTGCCGGGCGGGGCGCCGCGTCTCTTTTTCGCAACGTTGCGATTATTTTTTTGCAACGTTGCAATAGCTCCAGCATCAAATTTATATCTGTTCTTCCAGCTTCTCACAGTTCCTTCTGATACATTTAGTTGACTTGCAATCTCAACTAACTTCATCCCCTGCTTATATAATTCTTCTGCTTTGTAAGAATCAGGATTTCTCTGTTTCGGCAATCACCTCACCCCTGTTTCTTTTTTCCTGAAATAATACCCACCGTTCTTAATTTAATAATTCTTTATAATCAATTCCTTGTAGCGACGTGGGTTAGTTTTCGCTACAAGATTATCCTGCCGCTCTACTTCAATCAAATCATACTCTGCATAAAGTATCCGTATTTCAGGACAATCATTGTAAGATAAAATAAACTTCCCTTTGATTTTAGAAAGCGTATCCCGTAACCTTACATGATCCTCCGGCTGAAAACGATCAGGATAATATTTCTCAGCTTCATAATAAGGCGGATCGCAATAAAATAATGCCGATTCACGGTCATATGTTTTTATCAGCTGACCGAAATCGACATTTTCTATCACTACCCTATTTAAACGCTTTGACACTTCCTGCAGAAAATCTATTGATTTTTGCATGTCCTTTGGCCGCACACCGAATGACCTCAGGTCAGTCCCAAAACTATTTTTTATCATACAATAGAACCTTGCGGCTCTTTGTATATCTGTCATTCCCCGAATCTTTGATTGGGAAATGCTGTCAAAGAACTGTTCTCTGGATACAAAACTCCATTCCAGCTCTTTCTGCAATGCCTCTGGATGGTATTTCACACAACGGTACAAATTGACCAAATTACCGTTGACATCATTATACACCTCCATCGGTGCGTGTTTCTCTTTATCGAACAACACCCATCCAGCTCCGCCAAATACTTCAATATATCTGTCAAACTTTTTCGGGAACTGTTCGATAATCCTCTTTTTCAGCAACTTCTTGCCGCCAATCCATGAAATAAAACTATTCATGTTATCAACCCTCTTTCTGTAATACGTGGGTATTATTTCAAGAGGCATATATTAAAAAGCATAAAGCTCTTTAACCGTTATTGTATTAGGAAAGCGCCCTGGATGGTGCCATAATTCACACCGCCCTTTGCAGTGCGCAAATCAATATATATAAGATCATTGTCATAAACGCAGCTACTATTATATTTATAAAATAAAACAAAATAGCCTTTCCCTGACTAGAGAAAATAACATCTTCATCAACAAAATTACCTTCTATTCTAAACAAAACAGACAAGCACGTAACCAAAGACAATACTATAAAGAATATAGCAAACAATATATTCAACATTTTTCTGTTTCTTTTCTTCCGCTTCCCGATGATATCATAATATCACAGATGCTACTGACATTCACTGACATCTTTAAAATCTTTAGGAAGCCTGAAATGCACCAATGCCTTCCCATGAATCCTAAATATCTGTCTCTCAGAAAAAGACATCTTCTCCGCAATCTCCCACCACGCAAGCCCCGCTATGTAACGGTAAAACAGCACATCCTTCTCATTTTCGCTTTTCAGCTTCTTAATCCTTATGGCAATGTCCTTATAAGTCCTGATCCGCTCATAGCGTTCCTTTATAAGGCTGCGCTCCAGACGATCCAGTTCTGCCGCATATCCCGACAGATCTGACTGTCCGGAACCATGCGGCATCCCGTCGTTGTTTACCGACATGGACGAACGCATAGCACGCAGTTCCGCAAGCTCTGTCTCTATCCGATTAATCCTCCGTACATGGCCGCGGTAGCCTTTCAGGTATTCCTTTTTCTGCTCATTCTCCGACTGCACCGCCTGCATATAACATCACTCCCCCTTTATCCTCGCATAATCTATCGCTACATACTGCCCATAAGTCATCCCGGCTTTCCTCGCCTTCCTGGCCAGCTCCTGCAAAGAGCTTTCCCGCTTCGGCGCACCTTCCTGCTTAGCATTTATTCTGCCTGGCTTTCTATAGTATTCTTTCCCCCATGTCTTTTTCCTTTGTAAACATACTTTCTCTGAACATTCTTCACTGCAATATTTCCTTTTTCCTTTTATTATGAACTCTTTGCCACAAACAGGGCAGATCCTCGTTTTCTCCATGTATTCCTCCTTATACTGCTGCCGTATATTACTGAATTATTATCCGTGCGGCGCCGCACACTGGCCGTTGCCGTCCTGCTGCCCCTTCCTGCACATTTTTCTCAAGCGGCATACGGATATAGCCGCCCTGGTCTGTCGGTTTCCTTGGTTCAATCCTTATGTTCATAATCCATCTGCCTATCTTTATATTGCCCTTCCCAGTCAAGAGCCTGTCCACAATGATAACAGTAATCTGCTATTCCCGTGCCAACGAAATTCCCACCGCAAGTCGGACATGTATATTCATCTGTATAACGTAGACCATCATTATCTGTCTTTAATGGCTTCTGGGGTAGTTGCTTTTGCAATGCTTTATATGCGGTCTCCAAGGCCATATTAGCATCCGTAGCACGATCAAATCTACTGATTCTGACTTTTAAAATCGAACTGGCTTTATAAGCTGTCATATTTTTGTTCACCTTTGCAAAGAATTCCCTTTTCTTTAATTTTATAGTCTCGATCATGAGATCTACATAACCCAAATAATGATTGACTGTATCATTATCATATTTTGTATCATCCAAGATTTCTTCCCTTATCTCCTCCAACTGTCCTATAGTTTCGTCTACATACAGCGTAATCATATACTCGCTCAATATATCTGTATATTCGCTTTGTATGTAAATCATATCCTGCAAATCTTCGATTTTATATTCAAGGAACCTGTTCTTCATCTCAAGTTCTTCTTTTTTCTTTTTTGCTCTTAAATTACAAATTCCAAACATTTTATTCATCCTTTCCTCTTGCGCTCACCGATTTCATTCGATTGACCGCATTCAAGTATTTCTTCTTCATCTTCTCTGTATGCTTTTGGAAGAGGCATCCATGCATTAACGATAAGTTCTTGACTTATGCAACTCTTTTCTTCGTCGCCTAGGTAATATGCTCCTCCGCATTCATCTTCCTCATAACGTCCTACTTGCGGTACTGAAAAGTTCTCAAATGACAGTAAAATATACTTATCATTCTTCGGCGGTTCTTCTGCTGGTATCCACTTAGGTTTTGCAGACGATTCCAATTCATATGCAACAGCTTCAAGCCATTCGCTACATTCTCCGGATTTTACGATTTTAATTGCATGGTCCGCATCTATCAGGTTATCCATTTCCTTGTTCTCGCTTATCCTCCTGCAAACCCTATCCACATCATAGGCAGTAGGAATATCAGAAATGCGTTCCATAACTGCTATTTGCTTCGCATTAAGTCCAAGAAGAAAAGCATTAAGTTCAGCGTCGGTTTTAAATTCAGAAACATCACATTCTTTACAGCATATATTTTTTCTTAATGCACTTCTGCTAATCAAATCATCACTCATTTTCTCTTACCTCGCTCCTCCAATTTTCACCCGTTCACCCAAAAACATCAAGGCATCCAGTAATTTCCCTTTAAAGCATTCTCAATACTTCCGCCGATTCCAGTGAAGAAAAATGAGACTTCATCCTCCGCGTCTGTCCCGTTTCCTGTCTGCCATATTTCATGACCTATCCTTTTGCAAATATCACTTGCCTTTTGCAAAATTTCATTTTCTTCGTTTGTAAAACTGATACTACAGTTTGTACTTATTGATACATTTGCCATTTTTACACCTCACTTAAACTACGTGCCCAAATAATAATCTGCCCCATCTCCATCATGCAAACCTTAACTGCTGCCCGCTGTCATCTATCCTCATATTCGGCATCCGCTCGCCAATCTTCAGATAACTGCAATTCGCTTCTACAAGCTTTCGTGCCATGACCGGCACCACACTGTTTCCAATCCGCGCCACCTGCTTGCTGACCGGATATTTATTACCGTTATGGTCCCTGTCAATAATGTAGTCCCCTGGGAAGCCCTGCATCAGCTTTAACTCTTCCGGCTTAAGCATCCGCAAAAATATGTCCGATATGATGTATGTCTCTCCATCTATTTCAAACAGGACATTTACCAGTCCAAACCTGTCTTTCGTAGTAATCGTCCCTAACGGGTTGCCCAAGGGCTGCCCAGCCCCAGAGCCATAGTATTTGATCAGAAACGCAGACACCAAACCAAAATGCCCCGGGGACGTCGTAATTGTGTGAAGCGGCTCTTCACAGCCCTGCCCGATCCCGGTCTTATAAAATTTTGTGATGAACGCCGTAACAAGTCCATATCGGTTACTGGTATCAATAGTCTTGACCGGCTCTGTCAAAAGCTGTCCCCGTGAATCACCGGCTCGTGTTTCTCCGTGATACTGGATGAGGAATGCCCAAGCCTCTTTATTCCTAACCATGTACGGATGCTGGTTCTTAATGATATACTTATCAATTCCATTTGCAATTCTGGCCTGAGTTGCATCTGCAAGGGGTTTCTTCCGTCCAAAGATGGATTTCCCAAGATCTGACCAATCGACATAGTCTCCACACTGCTGCCATTCTAAAAGGCTATCCACACCCATTCTGCTATGTGTTGGCTCCGGCCAGACAATCTCCATTCCGTCCCTTCGGAATACCGCATACCAACGCTTCCTGGTAGTCGGCGCCCCATAATCTGCTGCCACCAGCTCCCTGCTGTCAAATAGATAACCCAGCGATTTCATCGCCGCAATAAATTTCCTGTAGTCCTCTCCTTTCCGTTCCGGTACAGGATGCCCCTCTGGATCCAACGGCCCCCACTGCTGGATCTCTTCCACATTCTCTATAATGATCACATCAGGAAGGAGAGTTTTCGCATGTTTATATACCGCCCATGGCAATATGCGCAGACCGTGTTTTCTG